GCCGCCTTAGCCTTGCGCACAGGGATGTTGCAGTGGTTACCAGTGGTGATGACCATCTCCGGAAACATCTCCTCCAGCTCCTGAGCGTACTTCTTCGCCAGCTCGTATTCCTCCTCGGCGGAGTAGGCATCCGGCTCAGACTCGTGGAACGATCCGGCATGGTGGTCGATAACGTCGCCAACATTCAGGATGTTGTAGCAGTCATACTCCTCAGCAACAGCCCACAGGAAGTCGAAAGAGTGCTTGTGGTGATAGGGGATATGCAGGTCAGAGATGACCAGAAAGTTCCCCAGATCGCTCAGGATTACGCCGCAGCCCAGTATCGGACGCTTCAGTACCGCCATCTTGCCGTAGCGCGCAGCCGGGCTATTCTGGTCCAGCAGGCAGCCTACGCTCATATGCCAGCGCAGGTTGTTCATGTCTGCGTGGTAGGCGATGCCAAACACGCTATGGTGATGGCCCTGTATTGAGTTGTGGCTGTATCGTGCCGCATTCTGGATAGGGTTACCACCTACCGAGTGCGTCATCAGTGTGTCGTATTTGCTCATGTCATGTCTCTTGCTATTAGTGAAATCAGGAAAGCCCATTGCGCCACCCCGGCCAGTGCCAGAAGGTGCCACCTGTATCTTATCAGGGCAGCTCTAAGTCGGTTATATATTTGATCATCTCCTTGGGGATTGCTATCCCGCCCTGCTGTGTCTTTAGGTCTGCGGTGACAGACGACGCAACCAGAATGAAGAGCTCGTCCTCATCCAGCACGATTCCGGTGGTGTAGCAGTTGCCCTCAAACTCCTCAAGCTTCGTTCTATCATCCCATCCCGCAGCACAGCCGCAGGCGTCAGTCCATTCAATAAAAACAACTCTCATTGCCTTGGATCCGTTCATTGTAGTATCGCTCCTCTGCTGACACAAATGAATATCATTCAAGTCCCTTGTGTTGCGTGTACTCGCTTCTCGGTTGCGGCAGAGTGATGCCAATGCTGACAGCCCACTCCTCGATCCGTCGCAGCAAGTCGATCAGCTCGCCCTTGCTCATACGCGGTGACGTTAGAGTTTTCTGTCGACCAGACAGTATAGTCTTGCCAACCTTTGCCGGCTTAGTGGTTCCCAGAAACATTTGGCACACCATATCGTGCATCATCTCGCCTTTGTGATCCAGCTTTGCGTAGGCGTCAGGCCAGCGTTCCTTCAGATGCATGCTGATGTGCCGCATCCATATCCAGAACACGGCGTAACAGTCCATCACGCCAGCGTCATGCTCGATCTTGATCTTCACCGGATACTTGAAGTCTATCGTGGCTGTGGCGCTCTCAATGCTCTCTATTAGAGCATCTCTGCTATCCGCCTTGCCCTGATACTCCTCGGCCTTTACTCCGGGTAGGTCAATCGGTACCACCTTCGCGCCGCCTCTAGCCTGCGCTCCAAGTCCTGCTTTTCCCACTCTACGTGCCATAGTTTTAACTCCAGTTCTCGGTGATCATTCAAGAGTTCCTTGTAGAGGTCTCGGTAGAAGATTTCCTCCGCCTCGCGTTCTTGATGTTGATGTGTTTGATGTAGTCCAGCACCTTTTGGTCGGGTTGGGTCGGCGTCCCTCGGCCTCTCGGCGCTAAACCAGTCATCTGCATTGTTTTGTGATACGCCCATCTGTCCTTATACCCCTTCTCTCGTGCGTGGGACAAAAACATCCCGTGTATTTCAGCGACTCGCTTCTGCGTGAACTTTGGAGCCTTGACCTCAACAAGGTGGCCGTCCTCTGTCTCTATCTGTCCCGTTGGCACGTACTGATAGCCGCAGGCAGGGCACACCTTGGTCGTTTTCAAAGCTCCGCAGTTAGGGCAGGGCTTGGGTAGCACTTCTTCTTTTTCTTTTCTCTCCTTCTTGTTGTCCGGGCTACCGTCGCATAGCTCATCATAATGAATGTCTGTCACAAAGCCTAGCCGTTGCGTCGTGTCTGAATGGTCGAGGATGAGCGCGTACTCCTTACCCGGAGCCGTCCTCAATGCTCGGCCAACCATCTGCACGTACTTGATCTCGGAACGCGTAGGCGCTGCCAGTATCAAAGTTCTCACGTCCCAGTCTACACCAGCGACTAGACATCCAACGTTGCACACGACCTTGACCTCTCCTGAATGGAATTGGTCAGCGATAAGGCTGCGCTCTTGTGGCGAGGTGTGGGCGTCAATGTATCCAGCCGGAATATCGCGCTCGATAAATGATGCCTGTAGCTCTGCCGCGTGGGCTCGGTTGACAGCGAACAGGATCGTTTTCTCCCCTGTCGATCGCTCCAGCCAAGTATCAGTAATGGATGCTATCAGCTTGCGGTTAGATACCGCCTGCCCCAGTTGTCCCTGATGATACTCGCCGGCCACGACTCGCACCCCTTTGAGATCTGGCGATGACGGGGCGAACACCCGAAAATCGGACAGGAAGCCGCGATCAATCAACCCGCGTACCGTCTCACCGATGATCAGGTGGTCCCAGTGATTCGCCATACCCTTTGCCCACGGTGTAGCGGTCAGGCCGACAAACGTCGGTCCACCCTTCCGCATCCACGCATTCACAAAAGACGATCGCCTGTGGGCCTCGTCGATTATCACTAGGTCGACCTCGGGAAAGGCCAAGCGTCTAGCGAGCGTATCGACTGAGCACACCTGCACAGGGGCGGCAGGGTCATACAGCCAGTGGTCTGCCTGCACAACCCCGATATCCGTGATCCCCTGCTTGGCGAAAGACTGCCACGTCTGATCAATTAGGGATATGTAGGGTACTAGAAAGGCCACCCTCCTCCCTTTGGCGAGTGCCCTCTTGATCATGTCGCCGGCCACGACCGTTTTGCCAGCGCCCGTGGGGAGTTGAAGTATCACACTCCCCTGAGCGGCGGCTTTCCGAGTCTGATAGACGGCATCGACTTGGTAGTCTCTTAGGTCCACAGTTTACAGCTCCATCAAAAGGGAATATCCAAGTCGCCAGCCGGCGCTGATGTCGGCGCTGGTGCTGCTGCAGGTTGAGACCCGCCGAAGTTGCCGTCAGCCTGATAGGGGTCGGAGATCTTGCCCTTCATCTTAGGCGCGTTCGGGTTGCCGTTCGGGTTCTCAGCGAGCCACAGGGCTACCTCGATCTTCTCACCCTCTTTGATGTCCCGGTGGGCGAAGAAGTGGCCCTTGGCAACAGGTGCGTTGGGTGATGCGTCCTCGCGCTTGCCCCAGAGTGCGATTTGTCCACGGTTGTCGTATTGTTCAGTCATAATAGTTCCTTATGCGTAATAAAGGTGTGGTTTAGTGTACAGGCCCTCAACAGACCTGATCTTACTCAAGTGCCATGGCATCTGGAGTACCGGGTTCGTGGATGCGGCAAGAGTCGGGAATGTCCCCTCTGTACCTTTCTCTCTGAACCCGCGCCCTTTGACGCTATGACGGTGAAAGTTGCCTTCAACCTGCGACAGGTCAAGACTCCTCCTTTTGTTTTCCTGCTCCTCCCTAGTGGTCATTAGAAGATTTCCCCGAGGTCTGGCGAAGATGAATACTGCTTTACCATCTCATCCTCTTCTTTCTTGGTGTACGGTGACAGGGGTTCTGCGCCCTCTGGCACGTCCTCACCTGCGTAAATGTACAGCCCCAGCCCCAGCATCGCGATAGCCTTTACCAGACAACGCTGTAGCGATGTGTTGACGTCAAAGGCGTTAGGGTTCTGGACCGGTCGGTTGCTATGGTTCAGCACCGGGAACACCTCCGTCTGCGTGTCGTCATTGGTAAAAACTGTCACCTTGACAAAAGCAAAGCCGTTCTCGTCTGTCATGTACGGCACCTCTCGCCCCATGACATCAAAGGTGTGCTTCTGAAAGCGCGCTTCAGGGCAGTGTCGCTTGAGTGTAGTCCAAGCCCAAGTCCACGAGAGATAAGAGAACTTCCCCTTCTTCTCGATATGGTCACGGCAGTCAATAGCCGAAAGCCTGTCAAACAGTGATGGTTCGCTCATTGTGCCACCCCGTATTTAAAGTCTAACGTTTCCTGGAGGTTCCTCAGGGTTCTTCGCTCCTCTCTGACAAGCCATGACGCCAGCTCGAACTCGGCATTGATGCGGGCTTCCTCGTCCCGATCTTTGGCCTCAGTGCGCGCTAGCTTGCGTCGCTTCCTGACCAGTAGGTCAATGTGATTCTCAGTGCGGCCAATGGCCGCGTAAATCGTACTTTCTCTAGCAATCATTATGACGCCTCCACAAAAGTTTTGTATGTTAGGTCGGGCTTCCGAAAGTTGTCCACCGCCAACCCAAACTTTTCCATCTTCCTCTGGTCAATAGAGCCCTTACGGACCCGCTCAACCAGTCTCAACCCACCGGGGAACTCAACCTCCCCGGAATCCTTCAGTTCACTCTCAATCGTTTTGAGTTCATCAGAGAGTTGTGCAATTTGCAGCTTCACCTCGGCCCTGCGGTCTACTACAGGGCGCAAGTATTCAGTAGTCAGTTCTGCCTCTGGGTTGGCGAACTTCTCCCACGCTTCCTTCAGCGCGGCGACCTGCTCATCAGTGACGAAGCACTCGATCAACCTGAAGTCCTCATTGGGAATGAAGATAAAGAAGAAGGTTCTAGCGGTCGGCATCACCATGTGCTGGTGAACGACCTGCCAGACATAGTATTCAGGAATAACCTGATCCCAGCTACCCTCGATCTGTGCTTGCTTCCACAGACGCGAACCCTGACGCCCGTAGGGACACTTTATCTCAACCTTGTATGACTCGTTACCCTCCTCACCGTAAGCGTCCAGAGAGGCGCTGTATACGCCGTCACGGAAGATTGCCGGTTCTAGGTCAACACCCAGCAGAAACTCCGCTTTCTCTTTTGCGGCATCCTCCCATTTGTGACCGTAGTCTGTCGCGGCGTTGCCCTTAAACGAATCCTCGCGGGCCTCTTTGATCTTGCGCAGCTTGGCGATGCTCTGGTATGGGTTGACGCCCATCACCGTGCCTGCCTCTGATGCGTTTCTATGGTCGAACCTGTAGTCCAGCCACTCCTGTGTGTTTTGCTCTAGCTCTATTCGCTCAGCCATTCCTTACCGCCTCCAGCGTTACCATGACTCGAACCGCGTCGTCTCGCTCTTTGAGTCGTCTTACCGGTGGCAGTATTGCCATGCCGGCTTCGTCAAACTTGTTGCCTGACCTATATTCTGCGAATACCTCCGGATCGCACCACCCGGTTACGATCCTGTTGGGCACTCGTTTCACTTTCTTCATGCTTACCCCTCTCTAAAAAAGGTTAATCGGGTGGAGACCCTCGCGATAGTCTTGAAGATCACCTTGACCTGATAAACCCGTGTTTTTAATAACGTTCGGCCTGCTACGGCTTCCCCGTTACGCTGATATGTATATGATTTTACCATACAACAATTGAGATGTAATGATAGAATCGTGAAGATATAGTGGAAGTTTTCTCAGTATTTCACCCCCATAGACCTCAACTCAGACTGGTAGTACTTGATATCCGCCTCCAACTTCTCGCGGTCCCACTTCCACGGCCTGTACGCCTCCTCGATCATTTGATCGTAGGCGGCCTGACCGATGTGGAGCTGGAGATTTCTAGTGAACTCATGCTGCATGCCTTCCCTGAAGCGGTTGCAAAATCGACACTGGGGCCGGCAATTGCTCTCCGAGTAGCGTGTAGGCCCAAAGCTGCGGCTCAGGTGATGGCCGCAATCGGTCTCCCCAATCGGCACCCATTTACCGCAGGTGAAGCACTCGCAGCGCTCTCCGTCTGGCGAATGCATGTGCCTGATGTACAAGCTAAAGATCCGGTCCAGCTTCTTCTTTAGTTTCGGGATAGTCAGGGGTTTTCTAGCCACGATACACCCCATCTTTAAAGTAAGAGACGGTGGCGGCCACTTGATACCAGTACTCTTGTTCAGAGTCTCGCATCGCGCCGAAGGCCTTATTGTTGGCCACCTGAAACGCTCGCTCATCGCCGTATTTCTTTACCAATGATTTGGCAACCATGAATATCTGGGACGTGCTAGACGCCCTGCGCTCGCCCTCGGCGTACAGCGCCAGATCGTCTTGGTCGACGTTCACGCCGAGATACTCATCTATAATGTCCGCTACTTGCGCGTCACTGTATTCGGTTGGTTCGTTTACATTGTTCATTTAGTGTTTCCTCGATTTGTTGATATCTTCACATATTTCGCGCTTTAGTCGCGCCGCTTCAGGTCCGGGTTTCCCCTGTAGCTTAATGTCTCTCACTCTAGCTTTGTCAGAGTGCACGTTCTCTCTCAAGTCCGTGAACTCTACAGGGCCGTGTGTCTCATCGTTAAAAGTTTGCTTAGTCGGCATACAACATCGCATGAACTTCCGGGTAGTCGTATTTCAGCGCCGTTGCGTGGCGGTTCTTGGCCGATGCGTCGCGCTGTGCAATGTACTTCTCCCGGCTCTCCTCCTTCAACCGCATCAGGTTGCGCGAGTCGATAAAGGACACGTAATCAGCGAGGTCGTCCGCCTTCTCAATCGGCGTATTATCAATGATGGCGTCCTCCGCTATGGCCGCGATTCGTAGCAGTTTCTCGGTGTGAGGTGATCCGTTCGGGTATCTGGCAAGCGAAGCATCCGCTGACGCTCTCAGTTGAACCGCAATCGTCTCTAAATCTTCTATGGTAAACATTTCTCTTTCCCCTTGTTTAATAGGGCGCGATATTTGCGCCAGTTGTGAAGCATAACCCATTTTTCAGGGTGCGTCATGATAAACTCATTCAGCCTGTCGTAATAGGCCGACCGTCGCTCATTGTTGCTCATTCTTTAATGCTCCTGATCTCATGCTTGTAAAGTCCAACAAACACAGCATCGCCTCGCTCGTTGAACGTGCCCCCAACCCATTCGGATACGTTATCCTGCCAGCCCAGCTTTAAGATGAGCGCCTTTGCTGCCTGCCACTCGTTATCGCTGACATTTAAGGCGTAATCATAGGGCAGCGTGACAGATTTGGCCCCTGCCGCGCTGGTTGCTTTGAATCGTGCGCCGCGCGTATTGGTCGGCCCTAAGTACTTAACTGTTATTGCTTGCATTGTTCCATTCTCCTTTGTTGATAGTCGGTTACTTTGCTGGTAATCCGGTTCCGAAATAATCCTGTACCATGAACAGAACCCTACTGCTGGCGTATATCTTAGCCGCAATCGTCACCAACTCACTGTGACTATTGATATTGCCGGCTTCAACCTGCCGCTGTAACCATGCGCCTTTGTTTTGCTGGTTCATCATGCGCGCTCTGTTTGTTTCTTGTGCAAATGTCATTTTTTGTTACCCCTTCTTTGGTTTGTTTTCAGTTGTGGTTATGCGTCGAAAAAGATGTTCAGCTCAACCGAGTTGCCGTCGGCGTCATACGCCAAGACCTTCTTTACTTTGAATTTCGTTCCGTTGGGCCCGCCGAGCGTCGCGGTGCTCTGGGTCATGTCCAGCTCTTTACAGTGCATGTTGACTTGGACGTGTGAGGTCTCGCTGCCCTGTGGGTTGGTGATTTCCTCCGTGCACACCCTGATACTGCCGTTCTTTGTTCTGGCTGTTTCTGTGTCGATCTTGTAGTCCATATCCCTGTCTCTCTGTTGTAGTGTTTCGCTAATACTGTAGCTCATCAGACCGGCTGTTAGCCGATGACACTATAAGAGCTTCACCCGTTGCCGGTCAGGCTCTTTACCTTGGTCGATCTCCTGTCGGAGGTCAAGGCCGCTGTTTTGGACTGCTAGGCTGCGGATGCCTGTGTTGTGTTGCTTGATGAGTGAACCTTACCAGACCCGACGGTGATGGCAAGCGATTTTTTACAAGCTCCATTATATTTACATTATTTGGGTTTCCTGCATCCGCGCTACTGGTACATATATAGGTAAATCTGCGCCCTTCCTCCATCATGCCCTAGGACGCAATCTGAGCCCTTCTGAGACGTTTTTGCTCCGCCCTATGCTATGGCATTGCCTACCGCCCGGAAACGCCCCCTGTGGATTTCGCATGTATGGATATACAGCGCTGTACCACCTGGATGATACAGATGCCGATCCCTACCATGTCTCGGCCCCGATTCCAACCCCTAATCGCATCCTCCATTATTCCTCAATTGTTTCTGAACACTACCCGAACACGACCGGGAACTTTCTTCGATTTCTGTTGTCTAATACCTCTTTACTGTATGGCTGTACAGTACGAGTCAGAGACTCGCGGTACTGTATGTATCGTCATCACTGTCTGGATATGCACCTGTAGGCGCTACGCACCGACGCAGCACAGGCGCCATATCCGGTCAGGGGTTATCAGGGTGTGATCCGGGGGGCTTCAGAGGGTCCATAGGCTACCACCCACACTCACACACTCGCCTGTTCTGGCTGCTGATGTGGACCTCTTGGCTGTTGGTCAAACGAACCAAGGGTTCGCAATACTGACTAACATGTGGTCAATACGGCTAACGTGTCGTCAATCCCGCCAATACGTGGTCAAATGCGCTAATACTTGGTCAATCCCGCCAGGTGAGTGGTCAAATGCGCTAAAATGTGGTCATTCTGACTAATTGACCCCACCGGGGGAGGGGAACGCCATGCTTGATTATAATTGGCACCCTCCCAGATACAAAATAGGGCAAAAATGGAATCCGGTAAGCCATTGATTCCAAACGTGTATTCTGTATTGTAAAAAAGGAGGAAAATGGGGCCCGATACACCCTCTCAGAGCTCCTCAGAAGCCCTCTCAGGCGTTTTCCTGTCCTACCCTGTTGCATTGTATAGCCCATCTCCTAAACGCCTCTTGACAGCTCTCAGGAGCCTGTGTTAGAGTGCGTCCCCTATGACATTATCAGCATCAGACCAGAAGAGAGTGGCCGAGCGCAAGGAAATCAACGTCCGGAAGCGTGGCAGGCCCAAGAAGTCCGAGATCGAGGCCAAGAAGAAGGGCAATCGGGGTGCTGTTGGGCGTCCAAAGGGTGATGCAGCGGTCATCAACGAGTACAAGGCCCGGATGTTGGCGTCTCCGAAGTCCGCATTGGTGCTGGAGAAGATATTTGACGCCGCACTGGACGACGATCACAAGCACCAGTCAGCCGCATGGAAGCTGGTTATGGACAGGGTGTTGCCATCTGCTGCGTTTGAGCAGGAAGTGACCAAGGGTGCCGGCAAGAGCTCGATACAGATCAACATAACGGGTGTTGGCGGAGTCAGCATTCCTGACCAACCCCTAGATGGCGAGTTTGAGGAAGGAGAGTTTACGGATGGCTAAGCAGTATTTCGGGCAACAGGCCATCAGGGTCGTCGAGCAGGAGCTGGGCAGACCTTTGACCAACCCCGAGAAGCGGGTAGTTGAAGAGGAAGGCTATGTTGCGGGTGACTACCGCGACGACAAGGGCATTCTGACGTCTGGTGTGGGCCAGACAGGCAAGTACCGGGGCATGGGCTTCGATGAGACGTTTAAGGCTCACGAAGACACAGCCAAGAAGATGATCAAGGACTTCGACCGGTTGCCGGAGGGAGTGCAGGGAGAGCTAATACAGGCCGCTTATAGGGGTGATCTGCAGGGATCGCCTAAATTCCGCAGGCTGTTCAACCAAGGTAAGTACGCAGAGGCGGCGGACGAGTTCCTCGATAACGACGACTACAAAATATCGAAAAAACTGAACGAATCCGGCAAGCCCCATGGGGTGCAGGGGAGAATGGAGCGTGTGGCGGATGCTGTGCGGGCCATGAAGCCCAAGAAGAAGGCCAAGCGCGGGATGTTAACCGGTGGAAAATGAGAATGAGGTGCAGGAGAAGGACTACAGGGTGATATTTGCCCAACAGTCCGACCTGAATTGGACTGGCAACCTATCCGACGAGGACGAAGTTGAGCGATCTTAGTGTAGAGCTTCTGCCGTGGCAACAGGAACTTTGGGTGGATTCAACTAGATTTCAGGTGGTAGCAGCCGGTAGACGCTGCGGGAAGTCTCGCTATGCTGCGTGGAAGCTCATCATCAACGCCCTGAGCGACAAGCCCGGGCAGGTGTTCTACGTGGCACCAACGCAGGGTCAGGCTAGGGACATCATGTGGAACCTGCTGCTGGACCTTGGGAGGCCGGTGGTTAAGAGTTCGCATATCAACAACCTCCAGATTACCCTGATCAACGGGGCTGTAATCAGTCTCAAGGGCGCTGACAGACCGGAAACCATGCGTGGTGTGTCCCTGAAGTACCTCGTGCTGGACGAATATGCCGACATGAAGCCCTCTGTATTCGAGGAGATTCTACGGCCCGCACTGGCTGACCAGAAGGGTAACGCGCTGTTTATCGGTACTCCGATGGGCCGAAACCACTTCTATGAGCTGTACAAGTACGCCGAGCTGAACGATGATCCGACATATCGGGCGTGGCACTTCACCTCATACGACAACCCTCTGCTGGACCCAGAGGAGATTGACATAGCCAAGCGCAGTATGTCATCATACGCCTTCAGACAAGAGTTCCTAGCTTCGTTCGAGGCTAGAGGGTCTGAGATGTTCAAGGAGGACTGGATCAAATACTTCTCTGGCGACAAGCCGAGTGGGTCCACCTACATAGCCATCGACTTAGCGGGGTTTGAACAGGTTGGAAAGAAAACAGGCAAGAACTCCCGGCTCGACGACACGGCGATTGCTGTTGTCCATGTCTCTACAGAAGGATGGGTCGTTGAGAACATTATACACGGACGCTGGACGGTTGAGGAGACTGCGGCAAAGATATTCCAAGCCGTCAGAGATTATCAGCCAGTATCTGTCGGAATCGAGCGAGGCATAGCCAAGCAGGCCGTGATGAAGCCCATCATGGACCTTCAGAAGAAATACGGGACGTTCTTCAGGATTGAGGAGCTGACCCACGGCAACAAGAACAAGACAGACCGAATCATGTGGGCGCTACAGGGCCGATTTGAGAACGGGTATGTGGAGCTGAAGAAGGGCGATTGGAACATGAAGTTCCTTGACCAACTATTCCAGTTCCCTGACCCACTGACTCACGACGACCTTGTGGACGCATTAGCATATGTTGACCAGCTCTCCAATGTGGCTTATCATAGCGACATGGAGGTTGGCGAATACGAAGTATTGGACTTTCACGCAGGATACTAGGATAACATGACTGACATTTTTGAAAGCGATGTGCTGATGGCCGACGAGAGCCTAGCCGACTGGGTGATGACCAAGTGCGACAACTGGCGCAATCACTACGAGGGCAACTACGCCGACAAGCATCAGGAATACTACAGGCTGTGGCGTGGTATCTGGGCGCAGGAGGATTCCACCAGAGCATCAGAGCGCAGCAGGATCATCGCTCCGGCGCTGCAACAGGCCGTAGAGTCTAACGTTGCGGAAATGGAAGAAGCTACATTCGGCAGGGGTCGATGGTTCGACATCTCTGACGACATGATGGATCAGGACAGCGCAGACGCCATGTTCCTGAGAAACAAACTGGAGGAGGACTTCGCGTACAACAAGGTGCGGAAGGCCGTCTCAGAATGTTTGATTAACGCTGCCGTGTTCGGTACAGGCATCGGTGAGCTGGTTATCGAGGAGCGTCCTTACGCTGCGCCAGCTACTCAACCACTGATGGATGGTCAGTTGCAGGCGTTTGGCGTGAACATCACAGAGCGTGTCTGCGTCAAGATGAACCCTGTGCTGCCCCAGAACTTCCTGATCGACCCTGTCGCGACTTGCGTAGATGATGCGATGGGTGTTGCTATCGATGAGTTCGTATCGGCGCACCACGTTGATCAGCTTCAGGAGCAGGGCGTCTACAACGATGTGCCTGTCGGTACGGCTTCACCCGATGCTGACATCGAGCCAGACCAAGACTTGACCGTCTACCATGACGACAAGATCAGGCTGACCAAGTACTACGGCCTCGTGCCTCGCGACATTCTCGCCAAAGAGACTGAAGTAGAGGGTGAGGACATGTACGTGGAAGCCGTCGTCGTAATCGCTAATGGTGGCGTCCTGCTCAAAGCCGAGGAGAATCCGTACATGATGCAGGATCGTCCGGTTGTCGCATTCCCGTGGGATGTGGTTCCCGGTCGATTCTGGGGTCGAGGTGTGTGCGAGAAAGGGTACAACTCGCAGAAGGCTCTGGATGCAGAGATACGCGCTCGCATCGACGCTCTGGCCCTCACAGTGCACCCGATGATGGCCGTAGACGCCACACGTATGCCGAGAGGTGCTAAGCCAGAGATTCGTCCGGGCAAGATGCTGATCACCAACGGTGACCCGCGTGAAGTCCTGCACCCGTTCAACTTTGGTCAGGTAAGCCAGATCACGTTCGCTCAAGCCGCATCGCTTCAGCAGATGGTGCAGCAGGCTACAGGCGCAGTAGACTCAGCCGGCATTGCTGGTCAGGTCAACGGTGAAGCCACCGCTGCGGGCATCTCTATGTCTCTGGGTGCCATCATCAAGCGGCACAAGCGAACACTGATTAACTTCCAAGATTCATTCCTGATCCCGTTCGTCAAGAAGGCTGCACACCGATACATGCAGTTTGACCCGGAATCATACCCTGTATCAGATTACAACTTCCGAGCAACCTCCACCCTAGGCATCATCGCCCGCGAGTACGAGGTCACGCAACTGGTACAGCTCTTGCAGACCATGCCGCCGGATTCGCCACTGTACTCCACACTGGTCGAGTCTATCATCGACAATATGAACCTCGCCAACCGCGAGGAGCTGATCGCCTCTCTGCGTCAAGCTAACCAGCCTTCGCCGGAAGCGCAGCAGGCCCAGATGGCTATGCAGCAGGCTCAACTGGACTTCCAGAACGCTCAGACGCAAGCTCTACAGGCATCTGCTCAAGAGTCTATGTCACGCGCTCAGAAGTACGCCACAGAGACTCAGTACATTCCTATGGAGGTCGAGATCGACAAGATGGCCGCTGCCACCAAGAACCTGCAAGCCGGCGATTCCGATGATAAGGAGTTCGAGCGCAGGATGCGGGTAGCCGAGTTGTCCCTGAAGGAGCGCGACCTCCAGATCAAGGAG